TTCTTTATCTGGTGTATAAATTTTTTGAATAACACAACCGCTTTCCATTGTAAGACATAGTGCAGGATTAAACATACAGTAAACTATAACTATGACAAGAACAACAAAAAAAATTAATATAATATCAATGTTTTTTGTTGTTCTTGTCATAGTTATAGTTTACAGTATGTTTAATCCTGCACTAAGTCATACAATGGAAAGCGGTTGTGTTATTCAAAAAATTTATACACCAGATAAAGAAAAGTTATTAGAAACAACGATGGTGTGTAGAGACGGCAACATAGGCCCTAGTTATTGGGAATTATTTGCTGAATTTTATTATGGTGGTGTATCTGAACAAGAATACTGTCGTTATGTAAAAGGTGAAAACATATTTGGACTACCAGAAAAAGTATGTTTAAATGAAGATGGAACTTGGAGGTATCATGATTAAATTTATTATGGGTCTTGTAATGGGTTATATTATTGTAAGTGTCTATGGACCTGAAGTAGTATTCACCATGTGGGACGGTGCGGTAAATATATTAACACAATTTAAGGAGGTGAATAATTAAATGAAAAATATAATAATAATATTACTATTATCATTGTTTGCTGTAAGTTGTTCTCAAACTGTAAAGGTTGCGAATGAAGCAGAAACAAAGTCAGGTAAGATAGAAGAAGTACCTAAATGGTTTGTCGAGAAAAAAGACGACAAAGGTTTTCTAGGTAAAAAAGATAAATTCTTTATCTATGGTGTAGGTGTTGCAACCTCTCCAGATTTACAGCTTGCAATAGAAAAAGCAACCATAATTGCAAAAGCAGATATTGCTGATGTTATTAGAGGTGAAATCAATAGAGAGACTAAAATCTTCAATCAAGAAATAGGTCAAGGTGAAGGTAATCGAGAAATCATATCCGAAGCACAAGATACAATTATCAACATAATTACTAATACTAAAGTTATTGGTTACGAAAGATGGAAGATACAATTTGCTCTTACTCCTAAAGAAGAATATAGAGTTTATATAGGTTTACAGTATCCTTTAGAAGAATATAATAAACTAAGAGAACTTGTTGATAAAGAAATGTTATCTGAACTAAATAGTATTGCCAACAATAGTGAGGAGGCCTTTAAGAGTTTAGAGGAAAAAATATAATATGTACAAAGTCTTTACAAAGCCTAATTGTGTTTATTGCACAAAAGCAAAGGCATTGTTGGACAGTTTAAATATTCCGTTTGAAGAATATAAACTATCTACATCTATGCAAGGTGGTGATGGAGATTACGAAGTCACCATTGAGCAAATGTTTGAAATGATAGGAAAACAAGTCCGTTCAATGCCACAAATAATGAATAAAGATATTCATATTGGAGGATATACGGATTTAAGAGAACATTTTATCAATGAAGGTAAATTGAATTTTAAAGGCGAAATAATACATGGGTAAAGTTTTATCGTTTCCAGATGGTGCAGTAGTACCTGCTAATCATACAGTATCAACGGAATCTGTTGCAGATCATCAAACAAAAAAGTTTGCTGATTCTTTAGCAGATGATTGCGTTATTCAAATGATACAGCATTTACAACAAGAAGGTCTAAGTATAGGCACACCAGAGGGTAATAAAACTTTTACAGACGTTGGTATATTTCTTGAGGCATTTCGTGCTATGATATATCGTGATTTTGATTTAGTTCATCCTTTTCATCAAATAACAGATAAAATGGTTTATATTGAAAAGGGAGAAAAAGGTAGAAGATACTCCGTAGTTAATTATTCAGGTACAAAGATAGTACCAATAAAACAAAAACCACCCACTATAAAATTTGAAAGTGATATTAATTTAAATGATACTGATTGATTATTCCCAAGTCGCCATTTCTAACATTGCTGTCCAACTTGCTATGAGTAAGGATAAAAATGTTTTATCTATTCCTATGGTTAGACACATGATACTAAATTCTATTCGAGGTTATGTACACAGATTTAAAAACGATTATCCTGGCGAGGTGGTTATTTGTGTTGATGGCCCAGATCCATGGCGTAGAGATATCTTTGAACAATACAAAGCAAAACGTAGAGAAGGTAGAAACAATGATGATAAAGATTGGGAAAGTGTATTTGGTTTAATTCATACAATCAAAGAAGAAATACGAGATAACTTTCCATATAAAGTGGTGCAATTAGATAAGGTAGAGGCAGATGATATTATTGCTGTCATATGTAAAAAGCATCATGATAGAAAAATTTTAATTGTATCAGGTGATAAAGATTTTCAACAATTACAAAAATATCCAAACATATTTCAATACTCACCTACAAAAAAACATTTCGTAGAAACTGATAGTCCACAAGAATATATCTACGAGCATATTCTTAAAGGTGATACCTCTGATGGTGTACCAAATTTTTTATCACCAGATGATACATTTGTTAATAAAATAAAACAGAAACCTGTTTCTAAGAAAAAACTAGCAGGTTGGATTGATAGTTTAATGCGTGGTAATGATCCACAAGATTTTTGTAATGAATATCATTATAGAAATTTTCAAAGAAACCAAAGACTAATAGACTTTGATTATATACCTGACGAAATACAAACAGATATATATAAAGAGTATACAAAGGCTAGTGTATCAAGTCGCACTAAAATTTTGCCTTATATGATACAAAATGACTTGAAAGAATTGATTGGAAAAATAGAGGAGTTTTAAAATGGCAGTAAATGATGCTACATATAATTTATCATATCATGAAATATTTACAAAAGTAAATAATAAAAAAGATAAAGCAGGTAAGTTAGAAATGCTTAGAAAATACGATACTAACGAATTAAGAATGTTTTTAAAGGGTGCATTTGACCCTAAATGTGAGTGGTTAATGCCAGATGGTAAACCACCATTCAAACCAAATGATGCACCAGTGGGTACAGAGCATACTTGGTTAAAATCTGAAGTAAAAAGAATGTTTCATTTTTTAAAAGGTGGCAACCCACAGTTATCACAAATGAAACGAGATAATATGTTTATTCAAATGTTAGAAGGTTTGTGTCAAGAAGAAGCAGACCTATTGATATGGGCAAAAGATGGTGAATTAAATAAACATTATAAAGGGTTAACCGCAAATCTAGTCAAAGAGGCATTTAATTGGAATGATGATTTTATGCGAAATAATACTTAACTTTGACCTGCGACAGAATGTCGCACCCTCTATTTTTATTGAAAACCCCTTGAAATATAGGGGTTTTTTTATTTAATTAACCCTTGACATTTACCCTAAAACCATGTATTATAATCTTATGAAATTGAAAGGAAACATTATGAACAATTTTAAAGTTACTTGGTTATCTGGTTATGGCGATGCAGATGGCACATCTAAGGTTTTTTCTTTTGAAGAAATCAAAGATTTTGGTTTAGACGCCTACATGGGAGACGAGTGGGAAAAAGATTTTGCTATGTTAAACGTAGGAGAAGAACTACTTGTTGGTGGACCTTGTGGTCTTGAAGAAGTTAAATACGAAAAATTATCAATATAAGGAGAGTTATTATGGGACAAGTTAAAAATATGTTATGGGATCAAGCAGAGGATTTTCTGGACGATCTAGAGAAAAAAATCAAAAATGGTATGAGACCATGGGAAGCAATGGAACTTGTTAATAAGTCAGATGTTGCATTTGAATTAATTGGTTTTAATGATCCTGATGAAGTAGAGGATTATCTATCTGATATAGATTACGAGTATAATTGTTAAATAAATAGTATAAAGGTCTAATAAAATGAAAGCAATAAATTTTTTCTGTAATGCTGCAATCATATTTGGTGTTTACCTAATTGCATTTACAGAAATAAAACAAGTCGAGGTTGCATCAAATGTGCCCTTAGATATAACAATTCAAGTACAACCAGAACCAGTATCTTTGGTATTATCTGAACCAAAAATAGATACGACAAATAAAGATACATTTGTTGTATCATTAAATCAATGTGTTGATTATGTATATTCAAACTTACCAGAATCACAACATATACCTAAAGAAATACTAATTGCTCAAGCGGCATTAGAAACAGGTTGGGGTTCTAGTAGATTTGCAAATGAAGGTAATAATTTATTTGGTATTCGTACATTCAATAAAGATAGTAAATGGTTACTACCAATTACTTGGGATCAAAACAAATGGATTGGTTGGGGTGTAAAAGTTTATGAAAATAAATGTGATAGTGTAAAAGATTATGTAAGAATATTAAACACAGTATTTGCCTATGAAAAATTTAGACAGTTAAGAGATCAAAATGCTGATGTTTATGAATTAGTTGATACACTAGACAAATATGCTACAAAACCAACATATAGAGATTTGGTTAAGAAAGTAATTAAATACAATATTAAGGGGGTTTATGAACTATAAAACATACTGGAAAAGAGTAAATGCACTAGAACGAGCATATAATACGGCACCAAAAGATATGAAATATATTTGGTTTCATAAACTATATGCTATGATGTTATTAATCGAACAATATTAAGGGGTTGACAATGAGTAAATTTAATGATATAATTATATTAGTTTTTGCAGGATTATTTTTAGTTTTAATCTGGCAAGTTAATAAATTAAATGAGATTAAAGAAGATAAAACAATAATTCAATTTAAAATTGATATAAAAGAAATAGATGAAACACTATCAGAAATTACTGATAGTTTAGATAGAACCATAGAACATTTAAAACAACAAGAAACACAATGAATATATTTTTTTTACACAGAGATCCAGAACAAGCAGCAAAAGAACATGTCGATAAACATGTAGTAAAAATGATTGTTGAATATGCTCAATTATTATCTACAGCCCAAAGAATGTTAGATGGTGTTGAGTGGATAGATTATGGTAAAAATAATAGAAAAATAAAAAGATATAAACTAGAAAATCCAAATGCAGATAAAATTATTTACAAGGCATGTCATTACAACCATCCTTCAGCAGTTTGGGTACGAGAAAGTAAACTACACTATCAATGGTTATATAGATTATTTAAAAAACTAGGTCATGAATATACACACAGATATGGAAAGGTACACTCTACTAACTTATTATTAAATCAGTTATTAGAATCACCACCAGAAAATATACCTAATATTGATTGGAAAGATCCACCACCTGCAATGAAACATTATCCAGATTGTATTGTGCCAGGTGATTCATTACAATCATATAAAAATTACTATATAGTTGCAAAGGCTTATTTTGCTAAATGGTCTAAACGAGAAACACCAAAATGGTTTCAAGAAGGTATTGAACAAATGCAGACACCAATAGGTTATCAATGATTACAAATATATTATTAGGATTTATATTAATAGATTTATTGTTTATTACACTAATGTTATATGCAAT